TAAATAATGCCGATCACGCTAAATGGCGATACAGGAATAACCACACCTAGTTACGGTGGAGTAGATGTTGCTGAATACATTGTTCCTGTAACAGCGTTCAAGAATCGTATTATTAATGGTGCGATGATGATTGACCAGCGTAATGCTGGGGCTAGTGTGCCTTCCATTGGAGTTAATAGTGTTTACTTAGTTGATAGATGGGGTACATATTGTGCTCCTAATAGTGGATTATTAAGTGGACAGCGAAATCAAGGTGGGGTAACACCTCCTATAGGATTTACTAATTATTTAGGATTAACATCACTAGGCAACAATCCTCAAAGTGGGGCATCTGAAGTTCTTTTACGACAGCCTATTGAAGGATTTAACACAGCAGATTTATTATGGGGGACTGCAAATGCAGCCACTGTTACTCTTTCATTTTGGGTGCGCTCAAGTTTGACAGGAACATTTTCTGGAAATATCAGAAATTTTGGTAATTGGAACAGAAGTTATGTATTTACATACACAATAAATTCAGCAAATACATGGGAATATAAAACTATAACTATTACAGGAGATACAACTGGCTCTTGGAATGGTGCAACAAACACTGGGTCACTTGATGTTGGATTTGATTTAGGTGCTGGCTCTAGTTTTCGCACAAGCACAACTAACGCATGGACTGCTGGCGGATTTAATGGAGCAACAGGCTCTGTTTCTATTGTAGGCACATCAGGCGCTACCTTCTACATCACAGGTGTCCAACTAGAAAAAGGCTCTACAGCTACATCATTTGACTATAGACCTTATGGGACAGAGTTAGCGTTGTGTCAGAGGTATTGTTTTGTGTATAGACCATCAACAAACTATGCCCCTTATTTAATGGCTCATGGGATAAATACAACCTCAATGCGGGGTTTATTAAAATTTCCACAAACAATGAGAGCAGCTCCTTCATTAACTTTCACAGCAGCAAATACATTTCAATGGAGTTTTGGGAATGTAGCTACTTCTATATCATTAGCAGAACAAGGTATTGATATGTCAAGTGTTGATATTGGCTCTACAGGATTAGCTGCTAATGGCGGATATATGCTAACAAGTGCAAATAATACTACATCATATATTATTGGTTCATCAGAATTATAATGGAATAAAAAATGTATAAATTACATAAAGCATATGGATTAGATGCTCCAAATAGTGTTATAAGATTATCGGATGTAACTTACATACCATTCGACCCAGCTAACACAGACTACCAAGCATATTTAAAATGGCTTGATGAAGGCAATACACCTGAACCTGCTGATGAGGTAGCATAATGTTTGGTATAGGCGCATTTGCATCTCGTGCGTTTAACCAGTTACTTAAAAAGGTAGCCGTTGAACCAGTAGTATGGGGCAGAAAAGGCGGCATTAAGAAGCGCAATGAAGAAATTAAGAAGTCTAAGCGCGCTGAGATACAAGAACACATAAAAACATTGTTTGAAGTGCCTCAGGTTGCTGAGGATATCAAAGATCAGTTACAAGGCTATGTAAAGCCATCGCAAGGGCTATCACCATATAGCTTAGACTATGGCAAATTAGCTCAAGACTTAGAGATTGTTCAACGCATTATCGCTAAAGCTAATGAAATCCGACAAGAGCAAGAGGATGAAGCGATACTTTTGATGTTAATATAGGTGAATATGGCAACAACTAATCCAATAACAGGCGATTTAATTAAAACCAAAGGTTATTCTGACGCATTTGACGAGAATTTTGACAAAATTGACCGTTCTGTCCGCTTAGAAGTACCTGAAGTTGACTATGATGAGAAGTTAGCAGCAAGAAAGCAGATGTTTTTAGAGTTTTGGGGCTATGAAGGCGAAGAAGGTGAACGCCAATGGCAACTAAAACTAGAAATGGAAGCTAAACAGCGTGGCGTACCAGCGATTTGGGAAGATATTAAACCATACCAATCCCAAGCTACTGGTGAAATCATTGAGGGTCGTGTAGCACACAAGCAACACCTCAAGCGTCATGGCTTAGTAGAGGCAGCAGATTTGCCTTTAGAACACACACAGCACCGTAATAGACCGAAAGATAACTTAAAAGAACAAATAGCGCGTCAAGTTTACGAAAAATTAAGATATAGATAGATTTTACAACGAAGAAGGAAAGCAAATGGACGACCAGACCACTCTGGCGCAACCAGAAAGCATCCGTGATGCCCTGACTAGCGCTATTGAATCAAACGAAACAGTAAATGTAGAAGAAAACGCTACAGAACAACCGCTAAAACAAGAAGAAGCGGCTGCAGAATCAAATAAAACTACTCGTCCTAGGGATGGGTCAGGAAGGTTCGCAAAAGCCGACAAAATCGCTAATACGGAGGTTTCTGAGGAAACTGAAGAAGAACCCCAAGAGCAACCACAAGTTCGCTCTCGTCCATCCTCATGGAAAAAGGACTATGAGGAGGATTGGGGTAAGATTGACGCTCGTGTGCAAGAGTACATTTTGCAACGTGAAGCAGATTTTGCTAAAGGCGTAAGCACTTATAAGAATCAATGGGACACTGCAGCACCTATCATGGATGCTATTGGACAGTTTGCCCCTATTTTGCAACAAAACAATGTTGATCCTGCACAATGGATTACAAACTTAGGTACAGCGCACCAAACTTTGGTGTATGGCAGTCCTGAGCAGAAATTACAGATGTTTGCACAGTTAGCAAACGATTATGGCGTGAATTTAAACGCTTTAACTGGCGAACAAGGGTATGACCCTCAATTTTCTACATTAGCATCAGAATTGAGCCAAATTAAGAATCAATGGCAACAGTTCCAGCAAATGCAGGAAAGACAAGAACAAACCATGCTTCAATCTGAAATTGAAGAATTTAAGCAAGGTAAACCATATTTTGAAGATGTTAGAGAAACCATGGCTGGATTACTCCAATCAGGGGTCGCTAACGATTTGCAAGATGCCTACGACAAAGCTATTCGTTTGAACGATGGGGTATTCCAGCAAGTACAGGCTGAACAAGCCAAGAAAGCTGAAGCCGACCGTCAAGCCAAACTAGCTGAAGCAAGGGCAAAAGCACTATCACCGAAATCAACAACGCCTACAGCGTCAACGAGTTCTGGTGGGAAGGGCAATAGTCTAAGAGATGCTCTAGCAGAATCCTTAGATAAATTTTCTACAAGTTCTATCTGATTAAGGAGTGATAATTATGGCATTTGCCAATTCAACCGTATCAGACATCATTGCAACGACCATTCAATCTCGTTCTGGCAAGTTGGCTGATAACGTAACACTAAACAACGCAGTTCTTGACCGTCTGCGTAAACGCGGCAACGTCCGTCCATTCTCTGGCGGTAACGTAATCTTGGAAGAAATCATGTATACTGATTCTTCTACTAACAACACAAACAGCTATAGCGGCTACGAAACACTGAATATTGCGCCTAACAGCCCAATCAGTGCTGCTCAATTCCCAATTACTCAATATGCTTCTGCTGTTACAATCAGCGGCTTGGAAATGTTGCAAAACAGCTCCAAAGAAGCAATCATTGACTTGTTGGAAGGCCGTATCCAAGTAGCTGAAGCTCAGTTGATGAACCGTATCCAAACCGACATCTATGGTGACGGCACTGGTAACGGTGGCAAAAACTTGACAGGTTTGGCTGCTGCTGTAGCTGATAGCCCATCTACAGGTACTTACGGTGGTATTGACCGTGCTACATGGTCTTTCTGGCGTAACGCATCTTTTGATGCTACTACTGATGGTGGTGCTGCTGCTGACGCAACAAACATCCAAAAATACATGACTGCTTTGGCAATCAAATTGATCCGTGGTAACGATAAAGCTGACTTGATCGTAGCTGACAATAACTACTATCAATTGTATGTAAACAGCTTGCAAGCTATCCAACGTGTAACAACAGAAGAAAGCGCTGCTGCTGGTTTCGCATCCTTGAAGTTCTACGGTGGCGGTACATCTGCTGACGTAGTATTGGGTGGCGGTATCGGTAACCAAGCTACTCCAAACCACATGTGGTTCTTGAACACCAATTACATCTTCTTCCGTCCTCATGCAGAGCGTAACTTCGTGCCTATCGGTGGCGAACGTCAATCTGTAAACCAAGACGCTGTTGTTAAGTTGATTGGTTGGGCAGGTAACATGACATCATCTGGCCCACAATTCAGTGGCGTATTGAAAGACTAAGGAGATAAAACATGGCATATTCAATTACCCCTATCTCTGGCGTTGACTTAAACAACAAAGTGAACTTCAATCTTGGTGGTGGTAACGGCACAACCGTTATCCCTACAATGGGTCCATTAGGCTCACAAGTTTTCGGTTCTGACGGTAAACGTTATGTATTGGCTAAAGCAGGTGCAACTATCGCTGCATCTACAGCCGTATGTGACATCAACCCAACTACCTTTGTTGTAGCTGCAACAGGCGGTTCATACACTTCTCCAGCCGTAGCGTTGGCAAGTGGTGATTACGCTTGGTTTGCTGCTGCTTCTGTTTAACGGCAGTTTATCCTCTCCCTTCGGGGAGGGGGTTCTAATAGGCTTTCATGGTGAGAGTCTATTACAACCCTAACCACTTAGGAGCAATAAAATGGCTTTAGATTCAGATATCATGAACCCAGATTCACATTTGGCGGTTCGGTTTTATCAACGTGAAATGGATAACGAGTTTCAATCAGCATTACAAGGTCGCCCAATTAAATACATGGCTGACTTTATTCGCATAGAAATACCTGGCGATAGAAATACAATCATTGACACTTTTGTTAATGAATCACACAAAAAGCGCTTCCCTATGCAATGGGCGCAATATTTAAACGAAAAAGCAGATGGCGGTTCTGATGTCCAAGGAACGCTATTAAAAGACTGGCCTTTGTTGAGTGTTGCAGTGGCTTCAGAGTTAAAACATTTTAACTTCTACACTGTCGAACAAATCGCAAGCGCATCAGATGCACAATTAAACGCACTAGGTATGGCGGCAGGTATGTCACCATTAAGCCTGAAAGAAAAAGCAAAAGCATTCTTATCCAATGCTAAAGATTCTGCTTTAGTGCAACAGCAAGCTGATGAATTACGCAAACGCGATACAGAAATTGAAGCGCTCAAACAGCAAATGCAGGAATTATTAGGACAGCTTAATAAACCAAAAGCCTCTAAAGCAAAACCTCAAGATTCAGAGGATGTGCCTGAGGCGGCATAATAAAGGATAGATATGTCAAGCACTCTCTTGCAATTAGTACAACAAGCATCTGCCGAAATGGGCCTTGTTGTTCCTAACACTGTTGTGGGCAATACAGCCGCAGACACACAGCAAATGTATTACTTAATTAACGCTGTCGGCAATGAAATTGCAAGGGAGTACCCTTGGGAAGCATTAAATACAGAGTATCGTTTTTTCTCTCAATATGTGCAAGGTGATGGCGTTGCTATTGTAAACAATGCCACTTTGACATTTCCTGACTCTACTGTATCAACATTTTTAAACAGCCTAGGCGCAACTAATTTCCAAGTTCAAGGCATAGGCGTGATGCAAGATACTTATGTAGTATCTGCATTAGGTAACAATGTAACATTATCTCGTCCATGTACCCAAAGTGGTACAGGCACTTATACTTTTGGTCAAACTAAATATCCTTTGCCATCAGGTTTTGATCGTATTACAGATAGAACACAATACGACAAATCTAAACGCTGGGAAATGCTTGGCCCTGAAACGCCACAACAATGGCAATTCTTAAAATCATCTTACATTTCAACTGGCCCTCGTATTCGTTGGCGCATTATGGGACAAGAGTTCCAAATATGGCCTTTAACATCAACAAACGAGTATTTAGGCTTTGAATACATATCTAGCTATTGGGCGCTGAACAGCAGTGGTGCATTAATTCCACAATTTGCATCTGATTCTGATACATGTATATTCCCTGACCGCTTAATGGTATTGGGACTGAAAAAGAAATACTTTGAAATTAAAGGCTTTGATACTACAGCTTACGAGCGTGATTATCAGACACAAATGAATATTGCGAAAGCTAATGATCAAGGCTCACCAACATTATCACTTGCACCTAGAACTGCAAACGTATTGATTGGATGGGAAAACATACCTGACGCTAACTATGGAGCTTAATTATGTCTGATAAAGCAATGAAATTAGCTAAAATGCTTCAGACTAAGTTTAGCCCACAAATGGAAGATATGTATAAAGCATGGGCTATTCAAAATAATGTGCCGCAATCAAACGATTACGATATGCGTGGGTTTTGGTTTGGCAAAATGATAGGCGACCCTGAAGCTCAATCATCTGTAAATCCTGCAGATATGCAAATGCACTTCTCAGACAAATGGAAAATGCCAAATCACCCATCATTCAGCAATGAAAGCATGTATGATGTTTATGGAAAAGCTCCTAAATGGGTAAACCAACCTATGCCATACAAAAAAGGCACTTGGGGGCAATACGGCAACAAAGGATTAATGAATTTAGAGATTCCGTTGGGGGATGAATAATGGCATTTATAGCTAAACGAGCCGTTTCTGGCCCAGTATCATTGCCAGCCCCTGTTGGGGGATGGAACGCTAGAGATGCTTTGCCAAACATGAGTCCATTGGATGCAGTAATCCTTACAAATTGGTTTCCTGCGACTACAGAATGCGTTTTGCGTAGCGGATATACAAGATTTGCAACAGGATTGCCAGGTCAAGTAGAAACTTTGATGCCTTACGCTGGTGGCACGACCAATAGACTATTTGCCATATCAGACAATAAAGTTTACAACGTCACATCAGGCGGAGCAGTAGGCGCTGCCGTATTAACAGGCCTATCTAATTCACGCTTTGAGTCATGTAATGTGACAAACAGCGCAGGCACAAGCTATTTAGTATTTGCTAACGGTGCAGACACTCCAAGACTGTATGATGGCTCAACATTTACAACAGCATCTATTACAGGCACAGGATTAACAGCATCTAAGCTAGATCAACCACTGACTTTTATGAATCGTTTGTGGTTTGTAGAAACTGGCACTATGAAGGTGTGGTATTTAGGCACTCAAGCAGTTACAGGTGCAGCAACAGCAATAGATATTTCTGCATATGCTTATAAGGGTGGCTATATTGTTGACCACGCTACATGGACGATTGATGCAGGTGATGGCGTAAATGACCATTATGTAATAGTTACAAGCAAAGGTCAGGTTGTAGTATTCCAAGGTTCTGACCCATCAAGCGCAGCAACTTGGGGAATGAAGGGCGTTTGGGACATTGGCTCTCCAATCGGCAAGCGCTCAATGTATAAATACTCTGGCGACTTATTAATTATTTGCGAAGATGGCTTAGTTCCTATGTCGCAAGCATTGCAGTCATCTCGTATTAACCCAAAAATATCTTTGACTGACAAAATACAGTACCAAGTATCTCAAGTTATTAGTAATTATGGCAGTAACTTTGGTTGGCAAACAGTATATGTGCCTCACATCAATCAGTTGTGGCTAAATGTACCTATTGAAACAGGCAAAAACCAACAACAATATGTGATGAACACGATTACTGGTGCTTGGTGTAATTACACAGGATGGGATGCTAACTGTTGGCTGATATATAACGATTTGCCTTACTTTGGTGGCAATGGTTTTGTTGGGTTAGCATGGAATACTTTGGCTGACAACGGCACTAACATTGAAGGCTTTGCATTACAAGCATTTAACAACTTTGGCAAGGCAGGCAAGTTAAAACGCTACACAATGTCACGCCCAATCTTACGCTCTAATGGCGCTCCCGCTATTTTGGCGGGCATTAATGTTGACTTTAATATTGCTCAACCTACAACATCATTGACATATACGCCTGTATCATATGGCTCATGGGACAATGCTTTATGGGATGCTGCCACATGGGGTGGCGACTTAAATGTTGTGCAGAATTGGCAAGGTATTAATGGTGTTGGATATTATGCAGCACCTATTGTTAAAGTAGCAAGCCAAGGCATTCAAACAACATGGGTAGGCACTGATATTGTGATGGAAGAAGGCGCTATATTGTAATGAAGCGCATAGTGTTTGACGAAAAAGAACGTGTGGCTGAGTTTGTAAGAAGGCATGGAATATGGGATGCCGTTTCCAACTATGAAGCAATAGGATTGGAAGAAGATGGTAAGTTAATTGCTGGTGTTGTATATGACGATTATGAAGAAAACGCTAGGTGTTCTAGCCATTGCGTAGGAATTGGCAAAAGATGGCTAACTAGGGAATTCTTATGGGTGATGTTTGACTACCCATTTAATCAGTTAAATGTAAATGTCATGATTAACACAGTTTCTTCTGCAAACAAAGATTCAATCAAATTTACAGAGCATCTAGGTTTTCAAGAAGTAGCAAGAATTGAAAGTGGCGCATCGGATGGCGATTTAATCATATATGCGTTTTATAAAAAAAATTGTAAGTGGATAAGGACTAAAAATGGGTAAAAAAGCTAAAGCTCCTAAAGCGCCTAATTATGAAAAGCTGGCACAGCAACAAACTGAAGCCCAGCGTGACATTAATCGAGAGGTATTGTCTGCCAATCGAGTCAATCAAGTTACGCCTTTTGGAAGCATGGAATACTCTCAAACAGGCACTGATCAATATGGCAATCCTACATATACTGCGACTCAAAAATTAAGCCCTGAGCAACAGGATATATATGGCAAGCAAACAGGATTGTATTCTGACTTGTTAGGCTCTGCTAACGCAGGGTTGTCAAACTATCAGCAAGCGCTAGAAAATCCTCAAATTGATACATCTGCTTTGCCTCAGGTAGGTATTAATGCAGGTGAAGCATATCAAGACGCTATTATGCGCAGATTGCAACCAACATTAGATAGAGAACAAGCTCAATTAGAGAACAAGTTGGTAAATCAAGGCATTCAGCCTGGTTCTGAAGCATGGGGCAATGCAATGTTTGACCTGAATCAGCGTCAAAACGACAAACTTACTAGCGCTGTAATAGGCGGCTTTAATACAGGTCTTGCTGCTAACCAAAATGCGTTCAATCAAGCATTGACAAACCAAAACTTACCATTAAATACACTTAATGCCTTGCGTAGTGGCGTGCAAATGCAATCTCCAAACTATGTAAACTCAGCAGGCATGCAATCATGGCAAGCTCCTGATTTGATGGGTGCTGCACAAAACAGATTTAATGCACAAATGGGCAATTACAATGCTAATCAAGCAGGCAATGCTAATTTCATGGGCGGTTTAATGAATTTAGGTGGCTTGGTAGGTATGTCTAACCCTGGTACATTGTTTGGCAATATCGGCTCATCTATTGGCTCTGCGTTAGGATTATAATTATGGCAAATATAATGGATTACATCCCACAATTTAAAGACAATACTTATGATTTGTCAGGTTATGGCGATGATGCTACACAGCAACTTGATTTAAAACGCAAATTGCGTATTGCTCAAGCATTGCAAGGGCAACAAGTTCCTGAAGGGCAAATTGTGTCTGGTCGTTATGTAGCTCCATCATGGACGCAATATTTGGCTAATGCAGCAGGCAAGGTTATGGGAGCGCAAGATGAGCGTAGAGCTATTCAAGACTATGCAAAAGTACAATCCGCTAAAACACAAAAACTTGCTGATTTGCTAAAAGGGCAAGAAGTAGAGCAACCTGTTGACTATAACGAAGCTGGCAACATGCCTGGTATTACTCAAACAGTACGCAAGCCATTTTCTCAACAAGAATTTACATCTCGTGCTGTGCAATTAATGCCTGATCTTGCACCTAAGCTAGTAGAAACTCAGCTTGCTCAATACGGCAAAGAAGAACAGCCTATATCTCTTTCAGAAGGTGGCATTCTTGTTAATCGTAAAGGCGATATTATTGCTCAAAATCCGAAATCTACTAAACCACAGCCAAAATACAGCAATGTTACTCGTGATGAAAACACAGGTAAATTCTATGGTTTAAATGACCAAGGACAAGTGGAAGAAATTGGGGGCGCACAAATGTCACCTAAGCCACAAATGCCTAAATTCCAAACATTCAGAGAAGGCAATCAAGATGTTAATTATCAAGTAATGCCTGATGGAACATTAAAACGATTGTCTGCTGGCGTTGCATTTAAACCTGAGCAAGATGGTGGCATGGGCAAACCTCCTGCAGGATATAGATGGACTGCTGAAGGTGGTTTAGCACCAATCCCAGGTGGCCCAGGCGACCCTAACACTAAACCATTAACGCAAGATCAAGCTAATGCTCGCTTATATGGTAATCGCATGCAAGAGTCAGACAACATTATTAAGCCTTTAGAAATTGGTGGGAAAATTAAATATAGCCCATTGACATTAAGAGCAATGATTACTGGCCCTGTTGGCATTTCTGATGCTGCAACATATATGGCAGATGAAGCTACGCAACAAGCGGCGCAAGCTATGCGTAACTTTATTAATGCCGCGCTGCGCAGAGAGTCAGGCGCGACAATTACTCCTGCTGAGTTTGATAATGCGATTAAACAATACTTCCCACAACCAGGCGAAGCACAATCTATTATTGAGCAAAAACAACGCAACAGAGCAACAGCAATTCAAGGCATTACTGCTGCTGGCTACCCAGGTGGCGTAGTACCAAATCAATCGCAACCACAAAATCAATCACAAACTCCACCTTTAAACTTATTGTCTGAAGGTCAAAATACTACATTTAAAAATGGACAAGTTTGGACTTTACAAAACGGAAAAGCAAAGAGAGTTAAGTAATGGATAATCAATGGGAAGTAGTAGATAACCAATGGGAAGTGGCGACACCTCCAGTTGCACAGCCTAAAAAAAGGCTATCAGCAGGGGAAGTTGCTACAGGCGCATTGCAAAACATTATTCCTAGCACTGGCAGACTAGTCAAAGAAACTGTTGGCGCTGTAGTGCATCCTATTGACACAATTTCCAACGTCTTAGATGTTGGTGTTGGCGAGATGCGTAAAGTGTTGCCACAATCCGTTGTAAAGGCTATAGATAAGGCTGATGTAGCATTGGGCTACAAAGAAGGCTATGGCAAGCAAGAAAAAATGGCAAATGCTCTTAATAATATGTATAAAGAACGCTATGGCTCTGCGGAAGGATTTAAAGAGGCTTTAGCAAACGACCCTGCATCTGTACTTGCCGATGTATCAACAGTGGTTGGCGGTGGCTCTGCTTTAACTAAAGGTAGCAAATTAGGAAAAGTATTGCAAAAAGGCTCAGAGGTTACAAACCCACTAACGCTTGCAGAAAAAGTTATTACAGCCCCAATAAAAGGCGCTTCTGAACTTGCTAAAGGCACAATGGGGATAACTACAGGCGCTGGCAAAGAAGCAGTAAATCAAGCAATTAAAGCTGGTGAAACAAGCAATCAAACATTCTTAAAAAATCTTCGCAGAGGCGGAGATATGGAGGAAGTTGTTAATATTGCTAAATCAGGCTTGGAAAATATGCGTCAAGAAAAAAATAACGCATATCGCTCAGGCATGGTTGACATCTCTAAAGACCAATCTATTCTTAACTTTGATGACATTGATAAATCATTAAACAATGCTATTGGAAGAACGCAATACAAAGGTCAAGTAATTAAACAAGGCGCAAACAAGAAGATTGATGAAGCAACAAAATTAATCAATAAATGGCGCAATCTTGATCCTGCTGAATATCATACTCCTGAAGGCATGGATGCTTTGAAACAGCAAATTGGCGACATTCTTGAGGATATTCCTTACGAGCAAAAAAATGCTAGAGGCGCTGTTGGTGATGTTTACAACGCAATCAAAGAAACAATTAAAAATCAAGCTCCAACTTATTCTGATGTGATGAAAAATTACAGCGACGCATCAGAGCAAATTAACGAAATTAAGCGAGCATTGTCTTTAGGTGAAAAATCATCTGCCGACACAGCGCTTAAAAAACTGCAATCTGTTTTGCGTGATGATGTAAGTTCTAGCTTTGGATATAGAAAACAACTAGCTGACCAACTTGTGCAAAGTGGCGCAGAAGATTTAATGCCAGCGCTTGCAGGGCAAGCATTAAGCACATGGAAGCCAAGAGGCATGCTAGGCAACTTAGAAACAGCAGGTGGCGCATACTATGCTTTAACACATCCTGCATCTTTAGGTAGTGCTTTAGCCGCAGCTCCATTTGTAATGCCACGCTCTGTAGGCGAAATGGCCTACGCTTATGGCAAAGGCAAAGGCGCAGTCAAGAATTTAGGCAAAAAATCGCCTGTATCAAAATCGCAAGCAAAAAAACTAGGCTTGTTGTTAGAGCAAGCAAACCAAGGTAATCAAGGGGAAGAATAATGGCAAGAAATGGTAGCGGAACATATAACCTGCCTGCTGGCAATCCAGTAGCGACAGGTAC